CTCCTCACAGTGCGCCTCAAAGAGAGACCACGCCTGGTCAATCCATTCGGTGACCTGAATTTCGCGTATTGCAGGCATTCTCATACCAGATCAAGGGGATTGTACTCGTTGCTTTTCTTTTTATGCGTCTCGAAGAAGCGATCGCGCTCGGACTTGGGCGCCACGGGCGAGGAGAAAGTGAGCGCCAAAGCATCGCCGAGGTCAGGCGAAGGCAGACCGCGGGCCTTCAGCTCGTCCTTGCTTTCAAGGACTTTCTTGCCCGCCAGGTTGTAGCTGTAGACCGGCGCAGCGAGGTCCTGCTTGAGGGAAACGTCATCGGGTATCGCCCCGCCAAGGCGTATCCAGTCAGCCATGGCGCACCAGATCTCGGTGCGCTTGTTGAGATACTGGTCGTCAAGCGGCTTGCCCCCGAAAGGCACCTCGGTCACGGAATGCCGCAGCTGGCGCAACCGGTCGATAACCCCCGACCCCGCGCCGGCATCGATGAACACGGCGTCCGGCTTCCACTCCTCGATCTTAGCCGCGACCCGCGCCGCCAGGTCCATGTTATCCACGCCCCGCAGGACGATCGGGGGAAGCGCTACCAGTCCCTGCCGCGGGAAGATCACGCTCCGGTCGTCCCCAAACCGCGCAGGGTCAACGCCAAGTATGCGCGGCGCGTAGTGATAGTCAGTCACCTTGTAATGCCTGCGAGCGGCTTCCTGCACGTCGGACAGGGATATCAGCTGATCGTCGCCGGCCGCCGAGAAGTCGCACAGATACTCGCGGCTGAAGCTGGCCTCATGCATATCCCGGCGCAGGCGCTCGACCTCAGACGGGTCAAGGCTGCCAGTGTCATACACCGTGAAGCGCGCCGAATACCAGTCAGGCAAGGTCTGCGCGCGGAAAAACAGCTCGGAAAACAGGTTGATGCCCGCCGGTGTCCCAATGAACAGCGCCCAGCCTTTGCGGTCGGACAGCGCGGGCTGGATGATGTCCTGCCACACCTCGGGTTTTATCTGCGCGACCTCATCGATCACGCATCCGTCAAGCCTGACGCCACGCAGGGCGTCCGGGTTGTCCCCGCCGAATAGGCGGATCACAGCATTGTTGTGCTTAAACTTAACCGACAGATCACTCTCATTCACCGCCATGGCGTCATGCGCCATCAGGGGCGCCAGCCGCTGCTTCAGACGCGCCCAGGCGATCGTCTTGGCCTGCTTCAGGAAGGGAGCGACATAGACAAAATAAGGTAGCTCAGCACGCGACTGCAGCGCCGCGTGGATCAGCTCCATCAGGGACATTTCGGTCTTGCCGGCCCTTCGGTGGAGCGCCAGCACCGTAAACCGCCGCTTCTGCAAGTGGCATTCGCGCTGCCACTCGCGGGGGTAATAGCCGAGGCTAATCTGTTTTTGCGGCATCAGGCAGGCCGGTTGCGACTATGAGCGAGAGGGGGCCGCCATCCGCGCCGCTGATCGGCTGAGTAGCCTTGCCGTAACCGCGGTCGATGAGTTCCTTGATAGCCGACACCCTTGTCGCCTCGTTCTCGCTGCCCGGCTGGTTCGTCAGCCCGGCCAGCCTGGCAAGCTCCCCAATCGCTGTTGGCCCATAGGCGCGGGCCAGTTCCTTAATCTCAATGGTTGCCTTATTGGGCACGCCTTTGCGCCGTCCGCTGTTGGCCGGCCGTGGCGTCCCGGGTTTCGGACCTCTGGCTCCCATAATTAAAACAATTCTATTTTGTGCTTTTCTCGCCCGAACACTTCCACCTTTTGCGACTAAGTCGCAGCGGACTGTTCGGATCTGCCGCCGCCTTCGGATTGTCTCTCATCTGCCCCATTGAGCGGGCGCAGTAGGCGTCACCCTTCGCCGTCCCCGGCCGCACCCTCGGCCCGCCACCCTTCGCCTCGCCAGCCTGTCCGTAAGACACCCGCCGGCCGGTAGCCGTAACCTTGACAAGGGCTTTACCTTTGGCCGGCTTTGCCATGCTATTTCTTCCGAGCCGTCTTCGCGGACGCCCTGAAAGCCGCAGCTGTCGGAGCGCCTTTAGCCCCCGGCTTACGCATGGTTTCTCCGGACCCGGCGGCGATGCGCCGCTTCTTCGCGGCAATGTTGGCATAGAGACCCGGCTTACTCGCCATCGAGCACAATCTCCACGGGCTCAGGCAACTCGGCCTGCTGATAGTCCTGCCCGATCCACACCTCAAGCACAACTCGCCGCGGGTTGTCAAGCAGTATCGCGGTCGCCCGCGGCCAGCTGCGGGTTGGCTTGTACCGCCGCCCCGGAAACGCCGCCGTCCACATTTCACAGACGGCCTGGCACGCCACGTCCTCAATCAACTGCTGGGCCGCCCGCCTCCGCTTGGGCAACTCAACCGCCCGCACGCTCTCGGCCACGTGCGCCATGACCGTGTCGATAAAAGCATCATCGATGATATGCGGAAAAAACATGGCCTGTATGAGCCCAGCTTTGCCGTGCATTGAGATTTTACCTCGGGGCTAGGGTAGGGTAGCGCCCGCGGCGGGTGCAGACAGGAGACACCGCGGGCGCCGCCAGACAGGCGTGGGGGACGCCGTCCGGCTAAGAGAGTTGATCGGGCCACGCCCCACGGGAAGCATCAATATCCGCCGGGGGCGGGGGAGCCGGCTCCTCGGCATGGCGCAGCGCCTCGTCCGCAGCCGCCAGCCTGTCCTGAGCAGCCGTTAGATTTTCTGTGGCCTTGGCATAGGCGACATCCGCCAGGATCTGACCCATGCGGGCGTCATGGTGAGCGGCATAGGCGCGGCGCACGGCGGCGCTGGCTTCGCGGAACTCGGATATGGCCTGGTCATGGGTCATGGGGTGGGTCTCCTGTTGCCGTCTCGTTGTGCATGGGTTGCCGTCAGTCGTCAACCCCTATTCGCCTCGCCGCACGCTGCAATTGGGGGTGCACCTGCGCACCTGCCTAAAGGCAGCAGGTGCGGTGCGGTGCAGCTTATCCCCAATTTTGCATACGTTTGCCCACTAACGCACCAGTGCACCTAAGTGCACTCAGGTGCACTAGGTGCGCCCCCAATCAGCCTCAACTGGGACACCCATTCGGGGTAAATAATCGACCAGCCACCATCGACCGCCACCACGTATCCAGCCTGTGTAAGCGCGCTTACAGGCTTGTTCCCGGCGTTCGGATTTAGGTAGTTTCTGACCGCCTTTTCGGAGATCCCATCTATTAGAAAAACTTCACGTAGTGCGTCCCTGCTGACGTAAGGGAAGTTCTTGTCCCACCTCATCCCGCCATGCTCCCAGGCCCGGCGGAAAACCATCTGGTGTTGCGCTGCCTTGGCGCTTGCTTTCGGATGGGATTGACGATGGCTGATCTCGACGATGGCGGATGTCACCTGTTCCCCGTCATCGTCCAGCCATCCGGCAATCGGCACTTGCAGAAGCTCGACGGTCACATCCTCGGCCAGCTCGGCGTCCTTGGACTTCCGCTGGACGACCTGCATGATGCCGTTATCCTGCGGAACCACTGACACCTCAATATCCAGCGCTCCGCGCCAGGCGGACGAACCCCGCGCACGGTGCTGGGCCTCATCACTCACGCCCGTGTGATGAACAAGAACGACCGCGCAGTCGAAAGCCGCCATGATCTCAGCACAGGCATCCAGCATGGTCTTGGCGTCCTGCGCCTTGTTTTCATCTCCATTCAGGAAGCGGTGGAGGGTATCGACAACGATCACGGCCGGCGTGACGGGCAGTTCCCTGACAGCGTCGGAGACGCGCCGTAAACCCTCTCGCGTGTTCAGATCGCACCCGCCCCGGCTTAGCCACATCTCCAGACGGGATACCCTGTGGTGCTGCTTCCACGCCGCCACTCGCCCCCGCAGGCCCTGATGCCCCTCCCCGGCGAGGTAAACCACCGGGCCGGGCCGGACCCGCCGACCGTTCCAGTCCTCTCGCCCTGCGGCCATGTGGAGGACCCAGTCAAGGACAAGGAAAGTCTTTCCCCCGCCGCTGGGGCCATGCACCATGATTAAGGCCCTATCCTGCAGCCAGCCCTTGACCAGCCAGCTGATAGGCGTCGGCTGGGCGGAAAAGTCATCGGCAGGGATAAGCCATTGTTCGGACGGAGGATTAAGGAGAGCGGCGAGGTCGTGTCCCGCCTGAACGTAATCGTTCGCGTCCTTCTCAATCGGAACCAGAATAACCCTTGCGCCGTGCTTTGAGGAAGCCTCTTCCGCCGCCTTCAGGCCGGCTCCGCTGCGGTCATTATCCGCGACAATGACCAGCCTGGCGTCTGGATAAGCTTCCCGGATCGAGCCTGTAACGGGAACGATATTATTTGCCGAATACGCTATGACGCAGGGTGAACCGCTGACTTCATGGATGCTGGCGGCAGTGGCGAAACCCTCAGCGATATAAATTGTTTTCGCCTCTGCAAGCGATCCAATCCACCAGAACTTCCCGCCGACAGATGCGCCTTGTTGGTTCTGCTTGACGCCGTTTGCGTCGATATACTGAACCGAAGATAATTTCCCATCCGATCCAAACATGGGGGCGATCAGCCGCCCATCCCCCGTAATCCGCAGGCCATGCGGCCGGACGCCCTTGCGGACGAGATAGGGGTGATCTGGGCTGGCGGCTCCCGCCTGGGACCAGATCAGGTCAACGCTTTCCGCGGCGCTGGCGGCGTGAGTATCCCGAGTTGCCTTGGCCTCAACCTGACGAAGGTTAACCGCCATTTCTTCAGCCGGCGTGAGCTGGCGGCCAATATCCGCTCGCCATGTGGCGCTCTGGCCTGTCCGCCAGTCACCGAACATCCCCGCCGGAACGCCGTCCGGGAAGAATACATACCAGCCCGATTTATCGTGCCCAGCCTGTCCCTTTGAACCAGTATGGTATCGATGCAGCTTGCCATCAATCTCAATAGCTGGAGGGGGCTTGATCCCCGCCGCGGCCATGGCGGTGCGGATCTGCTCGTCTAAAGTGACCGGCGTCGGCAAGCGCCACGGCCCGCCGAAAATATGGGTTACGTCAGCCACAGACCTTTTCCCCTCTGAAATATTCGCTGAGAGCCGTCAGATGTTTGTAACTGACGGCCGCGCCTTTTCTGACGCGATACAGGGTCGAATACGAAACGCCAGTGCGCCCCGCGACAACCCACAAATTCCGGTCTTCAAGAGCCCGGCGGATTTCTTCGATTGTTAGCAGCATTGGAACCTCCGCTTTCACTATTGACATACTCGCGCGCCGCGTGCAATCAGGATCCAGCCCGACCGGAATAGGCCGACTGGGCAAAAGCGAAAGCGAAAAACATGGCAATCAACCTTAAGCGCACGAGCGCGATATCGCGCGATGGCGTCAAGATACTGATCTACGGTCAAGCCGGGGCCGGGAAGACCTCCCTGATCCCCACCCTGCCTTCCCCGATCGTCCTTTCGGCGGAAGCCGGCCTGCTCTCGATAGCTGGCGCGGATGTGCCTTACATTGAGATCGGATCAATTCAGGACCTGCAGGAAGCCCTCGAATGGCTGACCGGCTCCGGCGAGGCGGCGGCGTTCCAGTCCGTCGCCCTCGACAGCATATCCGAAATCGCCGAGGTCGTCCTGACCGATGAAAAGCGGGTGGCCAAAGACCCGCGCCAGGCCTACGGCGCCATGCAGGACGCCATGGCGGGCATCATCCGCGCCTTCCGCGACCTGCCCGGCAAGCATGTCTATATGTCGGCTAAGCTGGATAAGAGCCAGGACGAGACCGGCCGCATCCTCTACGCCCCGTCCATGCCGGGCAACAAAACCGGCCAGCAGCTGCCCTACTTTTTCGACGAAGTGCTTGCCCTGCGGGTGGAGAAAGACGCCGAAGGCGTGCCCCAGCGCGCCCTGATGTGCGACGGGGATGGCCTGTGGCTGGCGAAGGATCGCTCGGGCAGGCTCGATGCATGGGAAGCCCCGGACCTGGGCGCTGTTATTCAAAAGATTGGGGCGTCCAATGGATAATCTCGCAGAACTCTGGATGGCCGCGAAAGAGGCGGAAGTCGAGGCCACCGAACGCCGCCGGGCGATCGAAGACCAGATGCTGGCCAATAACCGGACGGAATGGGCCGGGTATAAGGTTCGCATCACCGCCCGCGACAATTGGAAGATTGACGCAGAGCGCCTGCAGCAGGTCGCCGAAGCTCACGGCCTCAGCGATCACCTGTCATCGCTCTTTAGGTGGAAGCCCGAAGTCAACATGACGCTGTGGAAGGCCTCAGCCCCCACGATCACCAAGCCCCTGCTTGAGGCAATCACGATTACCCCCGGACGTGCGTCGTTTGCAATTTCAAAGGAGGACTAAAAATGAGACTTGATGAAACAATCAGTGTCGGCTCGCTCCCCGAAAGCGACCGCTCTTACGACCCGGTGCCTGCTGGCTGGTACTCTGCCCGCATCCACAGCGCCGAGGTCAAGCCCACCAAAACGCCAGGCGGGCAGTATATCAAAGTGCGCTATGACATTGTCGGCCCCTCGCATCAGGGCCGCGTGATCTTCGGCAATTTGAACATTCGGAACGCCAACCCCAAGGCGGAACAGATCGGCCGTCAGCAGCTTGGCGAACTCATGCGGGCCATCGGGCTGAGCGAGATACAGGACACGGACCAGCTTGTTGGCGGTCAATGCCAGATCAAGCTGGAAGTCCAGCCAGCCGAAGGCGAATACGCCGCCAGGAATGAAGTCCGCGGCTGGAAGCATGGCGGCGCAGCGGCTGCACCAGCGGCCGCTCCGGCTCCCGTTGCTGGCGTCAAATCTCCCCCGTGGAAAAGGTGATATAAAATGCGCATTCCGCCACCTCAGAATGGATTAGTGACACTCATTGACAAGCGCCATACTGAGGTGGCGGGGCGCAAGCCTCGCCCCCACATGGGCGCCAGCGTGCTGGGCCACCCGTG